GGATAACACCAGATGACAAACTTATGGTTGTATGTAATTGTGAAAATTTCTTTGACAGACCAGACGTATCTAGATCTATAAGTTGTTTCCAAAAAAACAACATACATAAATATCTAAAAGGAGATGAAAAACTTGTAAAATATGACGATGTTGAATTTGACCCAAAAACTGAAAACATTCAGTTCTTCAAAAAAAGATTAAGGAAAGCACCTATATTCTTCAGAGTCGGAAGATTCTGGGGTAACAAACCAAGAAAGACTATGAAGATAGATTGGTCTAAGAAGTTTTTTAATATTAAATTAAACAGAATAGAGTTTATATTATTTGATCCGAAAACAATTTCTATAAATCTTAAACCAAAAAGAAAAGAAGAGGGTTACAAAATAGATAGTAAAGGAAATATTGGTAAAAAAACATCAAAAAACGATATGGGCATTCCTAAAAATAGGGGTTAACGTCTATTTCCTAGATTCTTTGTAAATATTTCTTTCCAGTCTTTTCCATTTTTCTTTCGCATTGATGTCCAAAATGGATTGCCGTAAATACCACCAGCTTTGTTGTATGCTTTTGTAACATCTGCTATTTTCCTATGACATCTTCTACAAAATCTAGCGTTTATTTGTTCAACATTAAATTTATGTTTCCCACAAAAGAAGCATAACCCATACATCTTCTGTGCAATAGTAGCTAATAATGGTTCTCTTCCCCTCTTACCACCACATTCACCACAAATATCTACTATAGTTGCTGATGTTGCATCTTTTTTGAAACAATTAATACATATAGCCTCTTTATAGTTGTCTACATGGGTATATTCATCTTTCTGATGTCTCTCCCACAGTTTTTTACCAACGTCAAGACCCCCAGTGTCTACATTTAGTTTAGTTGCCAATTATTTATACGCTAATATTACTTTTTTCAATGCATCTTCCAGAATTATGTAAATATTGTTACAAGCATATTCGCTTTTTCCAACTTTTCTGGTTTGTTTCTTTATTTCTTCTATTGTGTTGTCAATAACAGAGAAATCTGCCGAGTAAACATTTGGTATTATCAGTTTTGGAGCAACTTTGGGTGCTACTTTTGGAGTTTCGACTATTCTTCCTGTAATAGTTTTCGACTCTACCCTTGCCGTGGTTTTTTCCTTTACTTTTTCCGTTTTCTTTATGTCTGCCATATATAATCAATATATTAATACTTTATAAACTTTTAGAAGTCCTCATTCTCCCATTGTTTTGTGTCCTGAAGCTCCTGTTTTACTAATTCTCTAGCGTCCCTTACAGTCATACTTGCACTTTTCCTTAATTCTTCAACTGTCTTCTTTTTAGTCCAGTCAAAATCTACAGAAGACTGTAATGTCCTCTTTATAATTTCAAAATTAGCTGGTGTTATACCGTCTGGAAACTTTTTTGGATTTAATCTGTAATCTACTGGACTTGCAGTCTTTTTAGACTGGCTTGTACCCTTGCCACTTGAAGGACTACCTTGACCTATACCACCTTTGCCAGATGGTCTTTGTTTTTTTGGTTTGCCGTCCATTTCTTGCTGGTCTTCCTTTGGTGCAGCAGTGCCTCTACCCCTTCCTTTAGAACCAGAAGTGTTTGGTTTCTCATCTTCGTTGTTTGATTCCAACATCATCATCTGTGGATTAATTATTGGGTTCTTTGATACCTTAAATTCTCCTGTGTGTGTTCTTGCAACTTCGAATCCCATAGCTTGCATTGCTGCCATGTTCTGTATCTCTACTCCTTGTATCTGCAAGTCTCTTAACTTGTCATTCTCTTCTCCACCTTTCAATCTTAAATCCCAATCTTCAACTCCCATTAACTTTGCAATCTTTCTAAGGAAGCTAGAGTATAAAATATCCTGTCCCCATTTGATTGCTCTGTTTGTAATTGTAACTTGTAATCCTTCTTGTGACCAACCACTTGGTAATTCACCAAAGTAAAGTGGTAACACACCAAATACTGCTCCTATAATCATTCTAAGTTCTCTTCTAATCTCTGTAAATTCTAATTCCTTCAAACTTCCAGTGAAATCAATCCATTGAGCCATGTTCTTGCCTCCCTTATCTGATTCAACTAAAAGTGGGTGTATCATGTATGGGTCTTCTGTCGCCTTTTGCTCTAGAACGTCCCATGATTTTCTGAATGTTTCGTAATTACGAGAAGCAATTACTAACATACCCCTTGGGGGTCTCATCTTATCGAAATATTTTCTAATGTATTCGTCCATATGACTTAGTGCCATAGCCTTTGACCATATTGCATAGATAGGACTGTATCCATAAAGCAATGATGGTTTGTATTTACCTGCTTTCCAGATAACTTCACCTTCACCATAGACAACTCTCTTTGGTTGTGGAATGCCTATAGAGTAAACAGAGTTAACTTCAAGCACTGCCTTCAATGCTTCTGCACCACATCTGTCACATATTGGTTCTGTAAGTCTTTTATCACGATGTTCGAACCTTGGACAAACAAAAATTGCGTTTCTTTTGTCATCAAAACCTATTCTACCGTCAGAGTCTGCAATTAAAGCGACTTGAGGGGGGTCTATCCTTAGAAACTCCTTGATCTCAGAGTTTTCACGGTCTATCTTTCCAGTTCTATCATCAATTTTATAATTTTTTAACACTAAACAGTATGCATTGTCTGCAATTTCCAAATCTCTTTCTAATTGTCTTGCCAAATCTTCCAATGTTTGGTTGTTACCGTTGATTGGACTCTCTAATAGGTCTTCAAGTAGTTTTCTATTCTCTGGGACTGGTCTAATTAGGTCATTACTGCCACATGTATCACATTCCATGTCTTGTTCTTGATTAATTTCAGTTGCAACACCTGTCGTAGTAGCCTTCTTTGCATTACTTCTTGGTAATTGACTTGTTTCATTGTCTTGGTTCTGTTCAAATGGCTGATCATCTTTCAAATCATTCTTAACTGGTTTGTATTGAAATTCTTTACCACAGTTACCACATTTAAATTTGAATTTTTCAACTACTTCGAAACCATTCTTGAACATCTCTCTGTTCAATGTTTCAATAGGTATCCTTAATGCATCAATATTATCTGCCAACTCATAAATCATTATAAGTGGAAATGGAAAAATTGGTAGTTTAGCACCTGTATCGGTACTCATGTATGGTTGGGCTACTGATGGTCTAGTAGTAGTTTCAGTATAACCTTTTGTGATATTCCTAAAATTCTTAAAGACCGTACCCATGGTACTCTTAAATCCCATAAAATATCATATAATTCGTGGTTTATATACTTTGTTAACGTTTTGTAACGTTTTTGTTACTTATGGGCAGTACATCTAGGATTTCCATATTCTGGTGTACAAATACATTTTCCTTTCTTACCATGCTCATGATAAATATCTCCATTTGCGTGGCTGTGCTCAGTACCGTCATCATGTTTATGCTTCTTTTTCTGACCTAATACCATATATTTATAATACTACTATCATTTATAAAGATGTGTAGTGGTGTGAGTTTGCATACCCATTCCACCAAATGGGAGGGCTGGAGTAACTAACCAGCTACACAAATGTTTATTAGTTATAGATATAGGATATAAGCATGGTAGAACTAGAACCAGAAGACTATACGAATCTAATAAGGTGGTTTGAGATCACATTCGGAAAAAATATGAAGATGGAAGACATACCACATCAGGATAAACGTACGTTCTGGAAACTTACCTTTTTATGTGAAGATAAAATTAGAGAGATTAAAGAACTACACCCTCCAGTTTAGCTGCTGCCGAAGGCAGCGTTTTGTACAGAGTAAGGCTTATATATAAGTACATCATATGTATAGTATGAACATATGGCTACTAGCAGCAGGAATCATAATGCTACCATTATTTTTACCAATAGGTGCTGTATTGATTTTCCTATCTTTGTATGGTGACTTTACAAAGAAATACATGAAAGAAGTAAAAGAGGAAAAAAGATACGAACAAAAAGAATTTGGGACTGGTGTACTTGAACAAGGTGTATGATATTAAACACTGTATCTACTGTGGTAGGTCAGACTTTGATGATTTCACAGCAGTATTGGATCACGTAAAAAAGGAGCATAAAGATCATGTCGATTAGTAATAAGGAATTAGCAAAGATGGTTTGCGTGGTATGTGCTGAACGTTTGGGCGATCACTCAAAAAGGGAGGTAATCAGGTGCATGTTTAGGCTACAAGGATCAGTTGTTTCTGCAAAAATTAACGAGGAGAAGGTAAAAAATGTATAAATGGATATATGAAGAGTTAAGAGCAATAGAAAGAGATAGGGCACGTATAGATAACAGATTATGGCTGTTAATACAAAAAGTACGACACCTCGATGAAAAACTTGAAAAGGACGGAGTAGACAGGGGAGAACTCTTAGATGAAAAGTAGTATGAAATTATTCGGGGATTATGTCATGCACACATGTAACCGATGTGGTAACCAATGGGTAAGCAAATTAGAAGAGCCAAAGTCTTGTGCTGATAGACATTGTAGAAGTATATATTGGAATAAAACAAGGGTTAGGTATCCGAAGGCGTTAAAACTATGAAAGATATGAATTTATTCAATCAAGTAATGGATACAATCAAATGGAAGAAAAAACGTATCGTAAAGAAAAAACCTCCAAAGGGTTTCGAGGGTTGGTAATTGCCTTTCATATGTAAGAATATGTGTAGTAGAAAAACGGGTGTTGGAAGGACTTGGGAACAAAGAAGAAAACTAAAGACTAGACATGAAGTACCAGACAATAAGATGTTTCCATTCAGGTCTCACGGGAGATGTAGGACATGTCAGGCATGGCAAAGATTAGGTCTATATAAAAGATGTGTATGTTGTGGATCGAAATTGTCACTTAGACCTAGGGAAAACAGTAAGAAACGTAAGTACATGATTAGTGTCTGATTTGTATCAGAATAATTCCCCCCGAATTTGTATCATTTGTATGGTGAAAAAGCCAAATTATTGGATTTTCTCTGTGTACACCTAGAACGTACTATCTGAAATGTCAACTCTGTGGAATTGTTTTGAGTACTTAAGTGTTTATGTGCTATAGGTGTTTATATAGTACGGATCATAACCATTATTTATGTCGCAAACACACGAGACAACAAAACAGGAGCTCATTGAACAGATGGTGCAACTCGCAGAGAAAGTACAGAGTGCTTTGCATACTTGCGAGATTGGCATGAAACACGGCTTGACCTTCCAAGACATAGCATGGTTAGCTTGGGGAGTATCAAACAAGGCAGCCGAAATACAGTTTCCAGCATCTGCAATGGCAGTAAAACACGAAGGCTGTAAAGACCGATTCTAAATTAGGTCAGCCTACATTTTCTTTTTCTTTTGGTTGTGTGATAACCTTATTATACCCCTTATCAAATAGGGGTTAATAAACGTGGGTGCTTTGATGGTGCTAGAGACACTTATATGCTATTAAATTTACAACTAGATACATGAAATCACATGACGGTGAAACAACCATTACTATGACAGGTCATAGAGATGGAGCAAATCCACAGGCATTAGAGCAATCAAATTTAATTGTTGGCATAATGCATGAAGCGATTGAAAGCATGGGCAAATATGCAGAGTGGCTTAACATTGTAGGTCATAATAAAAGATGGGTTAAAACATACAACTCATATGTTTACTATGACGTTGACTGGTCTGGTCAATATGCACACAGACAACGTAAAGTGAAAATCAATGTAATGGGTAACACATCTAAGACAATCATTGATACACTCATACATGAATTAGGTCATGTTTGGTATATGAACGCTGAAAAGCTCGGTGTTGGAATGCAAGTTGAAGACTTTAAGCAAGCTATCTTAGGAGACTTGGGCTCTATTGATAGTTATTCAAGAAGTCGTAAACTAAAGAACGCAATGAAGAAACGAACTTCATTGTTTGTGAATGAGATTCACAGCATACTAACTGAAATGAAATACGGGACTGACAAACTTCAAAGAGAGTTAGCCTCTGAAAACATGACAGAAGAGGAGACAAAACGCCTAAAACGATTCATACCAATCTATGATGAATTACACCCAGAGACTGCCAAAAACCCAGAATGGATAAGACTAGCAAAGTCTTAATCTTTTTTATTTGTAAGTCGTTTAAACCTTTAAGTACCCCTTATTGATATGGGGTTATTAAAGGTGTCGATAGTATGCATTGTATGCCCTTGCTAGATACTGTTTTATATGACTTAGTACAATATGAAATATGTCTCAAGAATTGACCTGTTCAGAATGTCATTTAGATATGGCTACTGAATGCGAATGTTTTGCAAACGCCTTAATTGATTGCACAACCAAGCTTGACGACTTGATGAAATTAGTTGCACGTAGTGACATCATCAAGAAGTTAAACGCATAATTTTTTTTGTAACCACTTCATAACCTTAATATACCCCTATTCAAGAGGGGTTAATAAAGGTGTCGGGCTAGTACGGTTTATATCATAGTATGTATTATGTACTTTATGGAATTTCTAACAGGGAAAAACTATCCACACCTATGTTCTGCGTGTCAATTATCTATTGACAATTGTTTGGACTTAGTGTTATTTGGATCAGACACGGACGATCCTGAAGCTCCTTGCATGTATGCAGGAGACCACAATATGTTTTGTGGTGGATCTAGTTGCGACAATAGAACTGACGAATAACCACTATTTTTTTTTACCAAGTCCCCTAAACGTTAATATACCCCTATTCAAGAGGGGTTAATAAAGGTTCGTAGCCCTTGCTAGTAAGGTTTATATAAAAATAAAATAATAATAAGTATGCGAAAGATCACAGAACACGCAGTAAACGCTTTCGAGAACGGGGGCAAACTGTCCGAGGGGAATATGTCAGTCCATGACGGCTTGATGTATTTACACGGAAATCTGATTGCAAAATACAATGATCAAGGACGACTTGAGATCTCAAATTGTGGTTGGTTTAGTCCAACTACTGCCGAAAGGTTAAGAGGTTTAAAGGGTGTAGACTTGACCATTAAAAACGGCACTTGGTTTCTAAGTGGTAAGCCTTGGAACGGTGAAATGATCGAGGTTTAGACCTCTATTTTTTTATTTGAATGCTCTTTGAACGTTTATATACCCCTTATTAGGGGTTAATAAAGGTTTACAACGACTTTATGAAAAATAAAAAAGAGATTTAGTTTGGGATTGTGTCTTCTTCTTGGTGATATTTTACACCAGTTAGTTCCTCAAAGGCAAACTCTGATCCTCTGATGATCCCTACGATTGCTTTTTGCAAGTCGCTGTTGTGTTCTCCTGAGTTATTCAGGATCACGGCTTTGTGTGATAACCCCTCAAGTATGAAGAGTGATTGTCTTAGTTTTTGTTGTGCTGTTTGCATTACTATACTATGGTTATGCTTCTATATAAGGACATCTAGCACGGTTATGAAGTGGCTTGGAACGTTTATATACCCCTTTTGACATATCGTGCTAGTACTCTTTATATATGAGTATGTTGTATAGTAATTGTTAAGCAGTTAGTATTTCGAGAACGCTACTTAACCACATGTGGAGCACAACACTAGCCCATTTACGTGAAAGTGATCGGCACTTGCGAAAGCATTTGTTTGGGAAGTGGGACACACGAAGGCTTAGACCTAGGTGATCTGTGCAGACTTTTTTTTTGCATGATATATGCTTACAACCTTTATATACCCCTTATTGCCGACACCTTAATATACCCCTTGTACAGAGCCATGCTAGAAACCTTTATATACCCCATATTAT